TCGTCGGCCTGACCGTGGACGGCGTGGAACCGTTCAGAATCAGCACCGACCCGATGCGCAGCGCATGGCCGAAACTGCGCGCCGCCGGCATACCCGCCGGCATGGGGGTGTCATGAGCGACTACGACAACACGGTCGCCGAACTGACCGAAAAGCTCACGGGGCTCGGCGGCATCGTCACACAGGTGACCGACGATCCCACGCTGGTCAAACCCTCACCGGGCAAGGCCAGCATCTGGATAGAACCACCTGATTTCACATGGGAGGGATGGCACCCCTACCCGCCGGAAATCACCATCAAGCTCATGGTCACGGCCGGCACCCCCACCACCCAGCAGAAGGCCATCCCCCTCATCATGCAGGTGCTCGAACTCATGCACCAGGAGAACCTGCCCCTGCGCAGCGCCACCGCCTCAGGCTTCAACCTCGCCGACGCGGGCACGCTCGCCGCATACGAAGTCACTTTGAACGCCATCTAACACGAAAGGAAACAACCATGGCAGACAAGATTCGCACCCTGGGACCGGGAAGCCTGGTCATCGGTGCCGCCGACGACCAGCGCAGGCTCGACGTGGACTGCACGAGCGTGGAGCTCGCCCCCGACAATTCCAGCGAGGACCCCGACACCTACCTTGATGGGCACGAGGAAGGCGGGGAGCTCACCTCCACCTGGAAGCTGTCGGGCAGCATCGGCGAGGACTACAGCATGGAGGGCGCGCAGGTGTGGTGCCTGAACCACGCCGGAGAGCGGAAGACCGCCAAGTTCATACCGAACAACAAGGGCTCCCTCCAACTGGACATGATCGTGACCATCGCGCCCATCGCGTTCGGCGGCGACGTGAAGACCCGCAACAAGAAGGACTTCGAGTTCTCGGCCACCAACGTGAAGGCCAGCGCCTACACGGCCACGGACAGCGCGTGATGGCCGACAAGGCGTTGTACGTGGTCGGCCAGAAACGGTTCGTGGCCACGATGCGCAAGGCCGGCGCCGACCTCAAACAGCTCAAGGAGGTCAACCGGCAGGCGGCGGGCGTCGCACTGCCGGCGGTCAAGGCACTCGCCCCGCGCGGCAGGACCGGCCGACTGGCCGGCAGCGTGCGAATCGGCGCGACCCAGAAGGCCGGCATCATCCGCGCCGGCCGCAAATCGGTGCCCTACGCAGGAGTCATCAACTACGGCTGGCCCCGACGCCGCATCGTCGGACGCCAGTTCGTCAACAGTGGTGTCGCCTCCACCGAACCACAGTGGACGCGCCTCTACAAGCAGTACGTCGACAAGACATTGGAACAGATCAAGGGAGCATAACCCATGCGCAACATCGCGAAAGTCACCTACACCGACGGCCACACCAGCGAGGCCCCGCTCACCCCGCGCGTCATCACCTCATGCGAGGAACACGCGCAGAAGGAGGGGTGGGCCGCCGGCGACGGCAGCCGAATCCGCCAGTCCTACTACATGGCGTACCTCGCGATGAGGTTCGCCGGCAACACGTCCAAACCATACGACCAGTGGCTCGACGACGTGGACGACATCGACGTGGAGACCCCGGAAAACCCTACCGAATAGGCGAGTGGCCCGACGACTCGCTCGGCAAGCTCAGCGTCATCCTCGCCCACCACTTCGGCGGCACGCCGTGGGCATGGCGCAACGAGGCCAGCGAACTGGACTGGGGCACCGCGATAGGACTGCTCGAACAGGAGATGGAACGCATGGAGGAGGCGGAACATGGCGCGTAGCGCGATCATGTCGGTGAGAATCACCGGCAACAGCGACGACGCCGTGAAGGCGTTCAGCAAGGTCACCGGCAAAGCCGCCGCCTTCGGCAGCTTCATGGGCGGCATGGCCGTCAAGGGCGTGACCGCCCTGTGGGACAAGCTCAAGGGCTTCAGCGCCGCCGTCGTGGACATGAGCGACAGCACCGACAAGTTCAAGCAGACCATGGGCTTCGCCGGACTGGACACCACCGCCATAGACCAGGCCACCAAGGCCACCCGAGATTACGCGGACCGCACGGTCTACGACCTCACGACCGTGCAGAACACCACCGCCCAGCTCGCCGCCAACGGCGTCAAGGACTACGTGGGCCTGACCGAGGCGGCAGGCAACCTGAACGCCGTGGCAGGCGGCAACGCCGACACGTTCAAAAGCGTGGCCATGGTCATGACCCAGACCGCCGGAGCCGGCAAGCTCACGACGGAGAACTGGAACCAGCTGACCGACGCCATCCCCGGCGCGGCCGGCCGGCTCCAGGAATCCATGCTCAAGGCCGGCGCGTACACCGGCAATTTCAGGGACGCCATGGAGAAGGGCGAGATCACGGCGGACGAGTTCTCCGCCGCGATCATGGACCTCGGCATGAGCGACGTCGCCAAAGAGGCCGCGACCAGCACCTCCACCATGGAGGGAGCCATGGGCAACCTCGAGGCCGCCGTGGTCGGCGGCCTGACCGATGCGTTCAACCTGTTCAAACCGACGGTCACCTCCGCCATGAGCGTCGCCGCCGACAAAATCAGCGCGTTCAGCGGCAAGGCGACCACCGGCCTGCAAGGCGTCATCAAACTCGTGCGCGACGGCGACTTCAGCGCGGAACTGCGCGACGCGTTCAACGTAGAGGAGGACAGCCCCGTCGTGGACTTCCTGCTCACCATCCGGGATACCGCCGCCAGCACGTTCGACACCGCGAAACAGAAGGTCTCCGATTTCCTCACCGCGTTCCAGAACACCGGCCCCGCACAGGCCGCCAGCGATATCTTCGCCGCCGTCTGGGAGTCATGCAAAAGCCTCGCCGGAGCCGCCGGCGACCTCATCGGCCAGTTCACGCCCCTGCTCGACTCGATGGACGGCGCGGCCGGAGCGGGCACCGCGTTGGGCGACGCCTTCAACGGCGCCGCCGGCATCGTGGGCGACGTGGCCGACAAACTCACCGCGTTCAGCGACTGGGTGAGCGCGAACGCCGAACCCATCAGCGCCGCCCTGGTCGGCATCGGCACCGGCTTCGCCGTGTTCAAGGCGGCCAGCGTCATCAGCGCCGTGGTCACCGCATTGCAGGGCTTCAGTGTGGCCAGCACCGCCGCATCCGTGGCCCAGTGGGCACTCAACGTGGCGATGAACGCCAATCCCATCGTGCTCATCATCACTCTCATCGCCGCATTGGTGGCCGGTTTAATCTATTTCTTCACCCAGACCGAGGCCGGCCGGAATATCTGGAGCAAATTCACCAGCTTCGTCGGCTCGTGCGCGAGCAACATCATCGGATTCTTCCAATCATTGCCCGGCAAGATAGGCGCGTTCTTCTCCAGCGCCGCCCAGTTCGCGCAGAACACGTGGAACAACGTGGTCAGCTGGTTCAGCGGACTGCCCGGCCGCATCCTGTCCGCCATCGGCAACGTGGGCAGACTGCTGTACGACGCAGGCTCCAGCATCATCAGCGGCTTCCTCGACGGCCTGAAAAGCATGTGGAACAACGTGACCGGCTGGATAGGCGGCATCGGCGACTGGATCAAGGAACACAAGGGGCCGCCCGCCTACGACGCCATCATGCTCGTCAACAACGGCCGGCTCATCATGAAGGGCTTCGCACGAGGCCTGCGCACCGGCTTCGACACCGACGTGCGCCGCACCATCGGCAGCATCAACGGCCGCCTATCCAACGTCGTGTTCAACGGCGGCACCACCGCCGGCAGTCAGGCGGCCAGTACGACCACCGTTTTCAACGTCACGTTCAACGCGCCCGTGGACCGCGAGGGCGTGGCACGCGAAATCAGGAAGATTCTCCGCGACTACGACCGGAAGCGAGGCAACTAGTGGCGCAGCAGTGTTTCATGTTCCTCGACTGGGGCGACGGCTGGGTTGCCGTCAACGACCACGACAACGACGTGGCCGCGTTGGACGGCTTCAGCATCCAGTGGGGCACCGACGGCATCGACCAGCAGCCCGACCCGTCCGTGATGACGTTCCGGCTACGCGACTCGACCGGCTGGCTCACCGGCCGCGCCCTCACCCTGGCCGGCGCGCGCGTGCTCGTGCAGATCTCGGCGCAACCCACATGGGGCATGCTCCGCGACGACATGGGCGCATGGTCGGCGCAGCGCATGCGTTTGGACGCGATGCACCAGGCATACATGCCCGGCAACCCGTCCGGCAAGTCAAGCGCGGCGACGACGCTGTTCGATGGACTGGTGCAGAACGGCGGCGAAGCCCGGCCCCGCGGCGACGGCTGGCTGTTGGAGCTCAGCGCCTCCAGCCGCATGATCCTGTGGAAAAGACTGCAGAAACAAGGGCCCGTATCATCCGATGCACGCTACACGGGCCTGCATTGGGTCGGCACCATGGCCGAACGATTGACGGAGCTCAACCGACGAGCCAGGGAAGCGGACGCGCCACAGGCCAACGCCAACGGCCTCGACGCCACCGCATCCGTGGCACCCTACCGGACCGACGACTACCCATCGCAGCTCACTTTGCTCCACCGCCTCTACGCGCACTCCCGAATGTGGCCGATATGGTATGAATACCCCGACCATGACGCGAGCCGACTCGACTACATGCCGTTCGGCGCGCCCGCAAGCATCGGCATCGACGACACGGCGAGGCTCACCGTGACCGATTGGACGGGGGAGACGCTGGACGGCCTCGACGCCGCCGACATCATCACCGACGACGACCAGACCATCATCATCCCCGAACCCGTCACCCAAATCACCATCCAGGGCAACACCGCGAAATCCAAGGACGGCGCCCTGGAATTCGACGACCACGACACCGACTTCACCGGCCTCGGCAAACTGCCGGCCAACCTGACCATCACGCAATCCAGCATCAGCGCGGAATCGGACGTGGTCTCCGCCGACAACTCCGACGGCGTATGGGGCAGAGCCGGCGGCACCGTGTGGACGCCATCGGACGACGAACGGGAGGCGTTCGCGCAACTGCTCGTCTCGATGGACCGGCGACTGCGCCCGGACACCATCGTGTTCGACAGCCGGAAACTCGACCCCGCCACGCACGCCCGCCTCTACCTCACCGCCAGCAGCGGGCCGCTCGTCATCCAGGGTTCCATCGCCTCACGGCTCGCCGGCGCCGACGCCAAACCAGCATCCGGCGGCGCATGGGCCAGCACCGGCGGCACCCTCACCTACCAATGGTCGAACGGCCGGCCCCGGCTCCGCAACGAGGTCACACTCTGGCCACTACCCGTAGCCGCCGAGACCGCGATTACCTGGGCGAGCATGGGAGCATGGCCAGCCATATGGAGGCAGTGCGCGCTCACCCTCGCCGAACTCTCTCTCGTCACCCGCTACCAGCAACCAACCACCATCACGGAGGAACCATGAAAACCACACCGATCTACGGCCTGCCCTACATCGAGGCCGACGACCTCGTGTCAAGCGCGCCAGCACAGTTCAAGACCATGGCCGAGGGCATCGAAACCGCATTGACCGAGGTTGATTCACGAAACACGCCCGCCGGCGTGAAACCCGTCATCGCTACCACGCTCGAGGCATTGGCGGCGCAAACCGGCGTGACAGGCCAGACCGGCTACGTGACCGCCGACACGACGACCGCGAACAACGGCCCGTACTACTACAACGGCACCGCGTGGCTCCCTTACGCGACCGGCGCCATGCTTGACAGTCTGCGGAACCAACTGACACAGGGTTATGAGTCCGGCACGTTCAGCGGACAGACGAACGGCGACGCCGTGGCGGAAATCTCGTGGAAGTCCCACACGACCAAACCGGCGGGCATGGTCGTCACGAGACTGCGAATCGACAACCAATCCGACGATTCCACGGTGTACATAGTGCCTTACCTGTGGTCCCTGCGACCCGGTTCGGCATGGGTGCGGTTCCGCAACAACCTCATGAACACGTGGGCCACGACGTACCCGGTGAGTTTCTGCTGGTTCGCCTGGTGGGACTAGGCGAACGTCACGCCGGCCGGTATCGGCAGC